TTGGTTTGCTTTTCAAATTCTAGTATTTGCTTCATTGCTGGAATTTGAAACTTAACCTTGGGGGGAGGATTGATGGAATCTTCCTTCAACGGGATGCAATCATCAACAGTCGTTGTTCGAAATGCCAACACATCACCTGGAGTACCAACAAATGCGTTACCAGAAATATCGAGCATTATCGGTGCGGGTGGGTTTTTCCAAATATCCGCTACTTGCTTATGCCTAAAGGCAGTCATCTTTATATCTCCAGCAAGTTTAATCGACGCTGATTGCTTTCCAGATGTACAGCTTGCAGTAAGTGAACCGCTATTATCCGAACATGTCCATGGGTTACATCCTACAGCTACTTCTTCCTCCCATTTCTTATAAGTTGTCTCTAATTCCGACGTTTCGCCCGACCATGTTGTGCACCTTAGTCCCTTTCTTTCTATTGAGTTACTGACTGCACCTTTAATTTCTATTTCCTTGCAACAATTTAGGATACTGTGAGCTACATTAATTGGAACATCACGCAGTATGTGGGGGAACCTTAAACCCGTTGACGCTGAGACGTTCAACTCTTTGATTGGAAGAGCTTGGTCGCTAAAAGTAATTGGCCTAATCAATGCACCAGAAGTAAATCCAATGCCCTTTGGAATATCGGCATTCTCTTTTTTAATGTTATCCCAGTATTTCATAGGAAACTTTGAATTTACATTTAATGGAACATTTTCTTGCGGAATTGCCGCCCACTCTTCATATTCCTTCTTGGCCTTAACTTCATACCACTCCCTTTTTTTTTGCTCAAAGTGCGCTGAATCATCCCTTGTTGCCTTTTCTCGTCCACTTTTTGCCTCTGTATAGTCTTTTTCTATGGATGTTCCATCTCCAAAGCGCTCTGCTATACATCCATACACCTCTTCTCCTAAGTCTTTTGACTTTTCCTCGTCGTCGTAATCAAATAACAGGTTATCCCCGCTTACGAGTGTTGCGTTATATATCCCCTTACCATTTGAGAAGTCCTGTTCTTCCTTGCCTTGGCGTTCCGAGTCCCTGCCCGTAGTTCCGCGACTAAGCGATCTAATAAATTTGTTTACCACAGACCCAGTAGTTCCCAAAGCGGATCCAAACCGCTGGAACGATGTGACCCGACCTTTTACACCGTCGCTCATGCTGTGGTGATTAGAAGCCCGCGATATCCATTAATGCAGGCAGGGATTACAATAGGAATAGAGAAAGAGCTTTGAATAACTGGATAGGTTAGAGCATGTCCAAACTTTGGGAATGGACGCGTTTTTTTGACTAGACCAAGGAAATGGCGAACCATTTCCTGTTTTTTCAACTCCTCCTCTGGCTCAAATAATCCTTTTGGTTCGTCGTAACCCTTTATTTCGGCGGATTTTATGGCTGAGTCAGCAACTTCGCATTCGATGTAAACGTAAGTTATATCTCCCTTCGCATCTTGCTCTTCTTCGAGCCCACTTACTGTGACGGGGGAACCATAGATAAAGGATTGTTTTGGCCCAACGATATATTTGGTTAATTTCCTGCCAGAAAACTTTGCTGGTCTGATCTGGAAAAAGGCGTGCCAAGCATAGAACTTGGGATTCAGCATCCCTTCGCCGTAAAACCTCGAGGATGTCCCGACAACATGGCCGTACCCAGAAGCTGGACTAACGCCAAGCGGGCCGAGGGATTTCATATTGCTCATACTCAACTAATCCGCCAAGGATCCCATTCAGCAACCTCCTCTATCACTATGCGTCGCATCCACTAACAAATCTCTTCCGTTCTCGCTCTGAATCTTTTGGCTTGTCTAATGAGCGAAAATAATACTCTGGCGCAAGCCGAGCAAACCCCTCAAACAACGGGTGCAGAACCACAAGTTACTGCACGGACGGAAACTGGTGTGGCGACACTTGATGAGCGTGCTTATCACGAACTCGTCCAAGGTCTAAAAGAATCGGCGGAACCCGCCCCGACTCCAGAGGCTCCCAAGGAAGAGCCTGCGGCTGAACAAGCCCCTGCGGTCGAGGAAGTTGCAACCGAACCTAAGGCCGAGGACGAGACTCAAGAATCAGAATCTGAACTCCCCGAAAGGGTGCGTATCGGAAGCTGGTCTGAGACTGAACGCAAAGCTCTCAAGATTCGGGCTAGGAATCCAGACCTCACCCTTGAACAGGCTATGGCTATGGTCAAAGGTGAGGCGGAACCCGCCAAGGCACAAGAGGAGCAGTTTGTTGCTCCCGCCGACATCGAAACCAAGATCGACGAAGTAGCGCAGGCGAAAGCCGCCGCTTTTAAGAATCTTGAATTCGACAAGGTTGCCGAGCTTGAAGTCGAAATGCTGAAACTGAACAAAGAACTTCGGAAATCCGAAAGGATGGCCGTGGATCGTGAAAATGTTCAGCAGACGCAACGTGCCAAGGGAATCGAAGAAGCAAAGGCTCGTGCCGTGGAGTTTTATCCCGATGCGGGCAAAGCCGATTCAGCCCTTGTTAAGAAGATGAATGAGATCTTCGACACAATGGTCGATACAGGGAATCCCCTCGTAAAAGACCCTTCGATGCCCTTCAAGCTGACACAGATGGCCGCTAATGAGCTTGGGATTGCACCTCGCAACCCTAGTGCAAAAGCACCCTCGCCAAGTGTCGCCCGCAAGGCTCCGTCTATTCAACCCGCGAGCGGTAACGCCCGCACAACTCCACAAGCCCCGCTTAATGCTAGAGATTTAGCCGACAAACTGGACGACCTAGAGGCGTATCAGCTCTTGATGGCAAAACTTTAGGGCGAGGCTTACAAACCCAACAGAATAGGAGGATAATAAGATGCCTAATCTTTTAATCCCAACAAACAACGCGACGAGTGATATCTCGTCGCAAGCTTCCAATTTTCTACCCGAACTTTGGAAGAAAGGGGTTCAACTCTCGGAGGCTGCGGAGAATTTCTTCCAGCAATTCGAGGGCCCCACAGAGAGCTACCCTGTAATGTCCGTAAGGGACCTAAGTAAGGGGGCTGGCACAAAAATAACGTTCCGCACGATGGCGCAACTCTACGGAGAAGGCGTACAGGGCGAAACACTCATCCAAGACAACACGGAAGACTTCCGAGTCGGATCTTACAATCTGACTGTGGATTTCTTGCGTCACGCTGTCTCTTACAATCGTCGGCTCGAGGAGAAAACTGCTCTCGCCTCCGAATTGAAGAGCAATGTGCCTGTGATGCTCGGCAACTGGCTCGGACGGATGAAAACCGAACGACTCCAGAAGCTGTTCCTCCACAGGGGTACTGCGAAAAACTACTACCAGGCTAATGGCCGAGGATCCATCGATGCGCTAACGCACACCGATACCCTCTCCTATGACGGCTTAATCGCCGCTGGTCAGCAACTCCGCACTCGTGGGGCTCGCCCTGCGACCATCGGTCAAGTTGGCAAGAACAAGATCCAGAAGTTCGTTATCGTTTCCACAGGCGAAGGCTTGCTTTCCCTCAAGAGCGAATCGAAATATCTGGCCGCCTTGAATGCCGCCGCCGCCGCTGAAGGCGAAGGTGCGAAGCAGTTCACTGGTGGGTACGTTGATCTCGATGGTCACGTTATCCGTCAGTTTGACCCTGCCGACCACGACGGTTACGGTGCGATCGGATCTCCGATCAATGCCAAAGCCAGCTTGGGCGTCGCTGTCAGCTCTTCTGCTGATATCTTGGCCGCCAGCAAGACCTCCCTCACCCTCAAGGGTGGTGGAAATGCTACTGCCGCCGCCAAAACCGCTCCTAAATACTTCAAGTATTTCAGCGGGTACACCTATCCGACTGGTCTCGACCAGACCGAAACGGCCATTAACTTCTCGAATCCTACTGGCACGGCCAGCGGGACGAGCTACACGGCTGGATACGTTCTGATCCTGTCGAGCGGTAAGTATGGTCTGTACAAATACACCACCAACAACGGAAACACGCTAAATATCACCAAAGCATTGGTTAAATCATCCGATACTATTGGTGGAAGCAATACCCTTGCAGTCAAAAAGGCCACGGCCTCGACTGGATGGGATGCCTCCGAAAGCGTCACCCTCAACGCCAACGCATTTGCTGATGCAAAGATCACCAACGATCACGCAGTCGGTGATTTGGTGATTGAGTGTAACTCGTCGGGCGTACCGATTGGTCGCACGATGGTTCTCGGAGCTATGGCCGCAGTTCGCGGTTACGGATCCTTGGACGGCGAGCGTTCTGAAGAGACGTTCGATGGCGAGTTCATTCGTAAGACCTACATCACGAGCATATTCGGCCAAAGCCCTTATGTCCGTGTTGACGGCGAACAACCAAATTACCTCGTATTGAACCATGCGGTTCGGTATGCGGGCTTGGTGTTGCCCGTAGACAACGTCTAAGTCTATTGGAGAGCGGGGTCGGGGGGATAAAACCCTCGGCCCCGCCTTCCTTTTTATGAATCTCGTTATCACGATTACTGGTTCTTCACGATACAACCCAGCCATCAGACTCTCTGGTGGATCTGGTCGGTACTACACTTTTATCTGGAACAATGAATTTAATACCCATGTCTGGAATCGAGGCGTTATTAGCCAAGAGGATTCCTCATCGGTGGATGATATTTTCGCTACGAAAGATGCTTTTTACAGGCCAGCGGTTAAGATTCTTAAAGATGAGCCTGTTGCCCATGTTGATGAAACCCCAGCTCCTGTCGAAACAAAGACTAGGAGGCCTCGCAAGGCGGTGGCTGTATGAACGTCACCCAAGCCATAGATGCAATTTATGAAGTTTTCGGCATACCAAATAATGCGTCTGCCCCCGAGATCATGCGGAGGCGGATATTCAACGACCTTAATTCGGCCTTACAACTCATCTGGGTCAAGGGGCATCGTCTGTTGGATTACTACACTCGCAGGGCGGTTACTGCGACGATCTCGGCAAACGCCAATAGTGTTGTCCTCGACGACTCGGTTGAAGCGGTTCTCGGGCCTGTAAGGCGTGTTTCTGATGGCGTAGGCCTTCGCCCAATCCGCACAAGGGGCGAGTATGACTCATTTGCATCTATCTATGCAGGCAGCTTGACCGCACTTACTGGCGCCCCGCCTCAAGCCTATTTTGCGGATGAGAAACGACCATCCTCAGACCAAGCCGATTCTACGGCAATCACCCTGTTTGTTGTGCCTGTTCCAACGGCTAGCACTCAGCTTTCGGTAGAGGCTTCTATCAGAGCGCCATCATTCACAACTAACGACTACGCAAGTTCCACAGCGATCCCAATCCCGCATAACTATGCTGAGACCCTGCTGTTGCCCATCGCCCGCTACCTATCCAGCAGTTCATTGTTCTTTGCAGATAAAAGCAAGCAGAGAGAACCTTTGTTAAAGGCCGAGTATGACAGGGCATTGAAAACCTTGGAGGAGGCCAAATGACATCATTACAGCTCGCCCAAAGGGTAATCTCGTTCACCAACCTACCGAATGATCCAATTTCAATCCCAGTAGATCAAGCATCTACTCTAATTGGTGCGATCAATGCTGGGTTTGCAAAATACTACTTTTCAGCCCCTTCTGGCCGTAAGACAACCCCTGTAACATCGTTCCAGCTTGCCCCTGTAAGCGTGTCGGTTGGACTGACCCAAGGATCTAGGACTGTGACAGGCCTTACCTTGTCCTCTGATACTGACAGGATCGGGGATACGCTTGAAGTCGGTGACCGCAAGTGTCCTCTTGGCATTGGATCTACCCTTCGTGATCCGTGGTCTTTAGCAACTGGGACATATACTGGCCTTCTTTATGACGATGCAATCCCCTTGTGGGCACCAATCCGTCGCATTGAAGGCTCTGTAATCTGGGACGAAGACCATCGTTTAAGTTATCTTTCCGAAGCTCCAGTACGCCAAGATACCCTCACCTACTATAGGCAGAGCGGTCTTCCCGCTTACTATACGGCAGAATACCTCGGAGACACTATTGGCGGTGGGGCTAGGGCTTTAGTTCGTGTTATACCTTTGCCCACAAAGGCTTCCTCAATCCGCTTCTCGGCATCTTTAGAGCCACAGCAGTTGGTTCTCACAGATCTACAGATTCCTATTGTGATCTACACCCCAAGCTCTGACATCGAGGCTTTCCTAGTTCCCCTAATCGCTGGGGAGCTAGCGACAACTTCCCTACTTAAACCAGAACTAGACAAAAACCTAATTGTAAAGAAGGCGTCGGAGTCCTTGGCCTTCTTGAAGTCGTACCATGAGCCTATCAGCGGCGCGATGAACAAGATGATGACTCCTGTGGGGTTTTAGCATGGCTCTTGTTGTACCTCTCGCCTCCTCTGCAAGCGTAATCGAGAACATCCTTTTCAAGGTACGCAGAGGAATTGCGCTGTCTCGAAACGCATCACAAGCCGATCCCACGACTGGGGTTATGGTAGATCTCCCAGATCGGATTGATTTTGAGATGACTCTAATTAAGACACATCAAGCCCTAACAAGGAACTCTCTGTCTGCGTCCTCGGATTCTGGGTATGACAAGGCTTCATCAAATTCGCTTGAGTTCAATGCGTCTAATAAAATTAGTGCTGAAAGTGGGGGTGAACGGCAAATTGGGTCCGACAAACAGGGCGACACTACGATTGGATTCGAATACGAAAAAACCACCGCAGTCGGAAAAGACTCTGAAACAGACTCGTCAGTCGGAACCCAGTCCGATTCAGACTCGTCAACAGGAACCCAAGGTGATTCGGAATCGTCAAAAGGATTTGAGAGTGAAACAACCTCCTCATACGGATCAGACACCGAAACTACAAGTATGGGAGGATCAGACACCGAAACTTCACGTATGGGAGGATCAGACACAGAAACTGCAACTATGGGTGGATCGGACACAGAAACTGCAACTATGAGTGGATCAGACACCGAAACCACCAATATGGGCGGATCAGACACAGAAACGTTCAGCACGTCAGAAAATGAGCGCGAGAGCAGATGCACTGATCAAGTACATAAAGCAAACCGAGAGTACGATAAGTTTGACACAGATACAGGAGAAATCGAGGGCATTAGCCTGTAGGACTTTATATGGGATATCAATTAGTAGACACAAAGAACGATTCACTCGCAAACAATAAAGCGAGTGTCTCGGGAAGCAATTCTTCTTCGACTTCTAATTCCACGAGCAATAGTCGATCTACTTCTAATTCCACGAGCAATAGTCGATCTACTTCAAGCTCTACAAGCAATAGTCGATCTACTTCCAATTCTACAAGCAATAGTCGATCTACTTCCAATTCTACGAGCAATAGTCGCTCTACTTCCAATTCATCAAGCAGTAGCCGATCGAGCACAAATAGTTCGACCCTAAATAGAACGACAAATAATTCCACAAGTCTAAGTAGGGCCACGAATAATTCCACAAGTCTGAATAGAGCAAACACAAACACTACAAATTCAAATAGAACCAACACAAACTCTGCAAGCAATAGTCGCTCTACTTCAAGCTCTACAAGCAATAGTCGCTCGACATCGTCGTCAAACAGTCTCTCTAGCAGTTCTAGTGGCACAAGTAATTCGGTACAATCCTCAACCACAAATAGATCTGGTTACTCGTTCAAAACAGACACGCAAAAAGATGACGTTGGGTGCATTATACGTTTTAGCGTTCCGATTGTTGTTCAGTACCCAGGAGACGTGTCATGAACAGATTGGAGAATCGTGAATTCATGTCTGAAAGAATCGCAAGGATAGAGGAACGAATGATCTCTATGTCGGGGGACGTGACCGACATAAAGAATGTGATGGAAAAAAGCTTTTCAAGTTACGGGGACTTGGCGAATAGGGTTGGGGATTTGGAAAACTTCAAGAAGTTTATTCTTGTTGGGGCTACGGCCTTCGGATCAATGATTGGCTATGTCCTAGATGGCCTTCTAAACTCTTGGAGGGGCAAGTGACTATTGTTGACATCTCAGAGCTTGATACCTTTGTGCGGGACTCGCTTTTTAATGTGAGAAAGGGAATTGCGAATTCAAGAAATACGACCCAGTCAAATCCGCTTCTTGGAGTTATGGTTGATCTGCCAGACAAGATCGACTTTGAGGTTTTTGTAACATCAGCCTACCAGTCTTTAGACAGAATAAGTTCGTCTATTGAGAGCCGTAACGACGCAGATGATGTAGCCTCAAATAACAATGCAACAAATTCATCCTCAGAGGGCCAACGATCCTCATCTTATGAAAGTGTTTCCGATTCCTCGCATGGAGCCGCAAGTGATACAGATAGCAGGCGTCTTAACGGAGAGGATAATGACGTAAAAACCAGAACTGGCACCGAAACTGACTCTAAGATAGGAATTGGTAGCGAAACTGACTCTAAAATAGGAGCTGGTGGCGAAAGTAACTCCAGATCTAATATTTCTAACGAAGTGGATCGAAAGAGTGGATCTGGGACTGAGACAGATACTAAAAGTGGATCTGGGACTGAGACAGATACTAAACGTGGATCTGGGACTGAGACAGATACCAAAAGCGGATCTGGGACTGAGACAGATACAAAAAGTGGGTCTGGAACTGAGACAGATACAAAAAGTGGTTCTGGGACAAAAGCTAGCTCAAACTCAACATTTCAAGATGAAAAACACCTTGAGGCAAATGACAGGGCAAGCAAGACTTTCGACGAGGAGACTGGAACATGGGGCGGACAAGGCACGATTAGCACCCCACAACTGCCAGGAAGCCCATGCATCTGCCAAGGATAATCCTTCTTTTGTGTTTGGGTCTGGCTGGTTGTTCCACCACGCGCCAATCCCCTTCGTTTGATAGAGCTTATTCCTACTTAGACCAAGCTTCCGACTCAGCAACTGGCAAGACGGCTGAAGCAATAAAGAAAGCCAAAGAACAGATCATCGCCGCAGATAAGGCTTGCTCGGCGAATACGCAAGCACTGGACGAAGCGGTTAAAGACAGGAACGAGGCGATCAAAGATGCGGAGGTCTGGAAACAGAAGCAACGGAAGGCCTTAAAGGAGCTATGGATTTACAGAGGGGCGATCATTGCTCTTGTTTTGTGGACATTCCGAGACGTTCTATTCGGCGGTGTAATGTTTGTGGCTAGGAAGTTCGTGGGAGTCCCGTGGTGAAGAAGTTCCTTTCCAAGTTCCAAGGGCTAGGATCTTTTTGTGTAGCCATCGTTGTGTTCTGGTCAGCCGCACCCTTAATCCAGAACGCAGATCCTTCCGCAGGGACGTATGATCGAGGAAGCCTACATGGCCTAATTCTTGGGGCTTCGGCCTATTTGCTGGCGGTGTGGCTGGCGTGGTTTGTCGTGCAGATAGAGTGGCCATCCATAAATGACTACGTCGACGACCTTAGCTGGCTTCAAGATTGGAGAGATACCAGCAGAACCACCCGCCTGTCCATATTGCTTTGCCTATGGTGCGTCCTTTTTATAGGAGCCGTGGTATGCCTTCTTGGCTGGCGTTAATCCTAATCCCCTTCCTGTCTTTTGCCGATGACCGAGGATGCGTCCTTGTCCAAGCCAGAAAGCTGGTCGGCGTAAAGGAGTGGGGTGTAAATACAGGCCCAGAGGTGGATCTGTTCTTGTCCTCGGTTGAACTTGAACCAGGAAATCCTTGGTGTGCCGCTTTTAACTACTATGTGTTCCGTGAGGCTGGATATGGCGACCTAGTACCCAAAACAGGCTGGAGTCCTTCTTGGGTGGTTGGGGGCAAGAGGGTCAGCTTCTCGCCCCCTGCTTCGGTATTTGGAATCTACTTTAGTTCCCTCGGTCGGATAGCCCATAC